TTTATCAAGTGCTTTTAATCTATCATCTGCATCCACCAACATCTTTAATGCATCTTCTGCATTATTGTAAAAATCAGTTGTTGAATGGTCACCAATACCTACACCAGTGTTTCCTAATAAATCAAGAGTCAAAAGTGCCTTGGCCCTATCGGCCTCAGCAGATGTTTTTAACATTGTAATTAAATTATTATTCATTATTTCAATTTTTAAATTAATCATCCATTCCTTCACCCCCCATGGTAATTTCCATATTGTCAATATCTAATGTGTCTGATTTATATTGTAAAATTGTTTCTTCACAAATCTTTTTATATATTTGCTCCTTCAAATCAAGTCTTTCTTCCATCAATTGGATAAAATCTTTTGATTGAAATTTTACTTCTTCACCAGTTTCAGTATCAATATATGTATACCATGCACCTGCTTGTTTTACTACTTTATTGTCCTTCATTACTCCTAACCAAGAACCATAGTTATCAATTCCCCTATCAAAGTAAATTTCAAAATCAGTTGAACGAAGTGGGGGTCCCATACGATTCTTCACTACTTGAGCTCGAACCTTCATACCTACAATTTTATCGTTACCACCAACCTTCATTTTAATTTGACCAGTTCCTTTCAATCTTAATCTAACCGAAGCATGGAATGCTAGTGCCTTACCACCACTTGTTGTCCAAGGGTCACCAAACGGCATTGCGTTCATTTTCTGTCTTAATTGATTTGTATAAACCAAAAGAATTTTCTGTCTACCAATCATGTTGGTAATCTTTCTCATCGCCTTTGAAATGATAATTGCTTTATCGGTAGCATAACCATCTTTACCATAATCCGATGCAAGTTCTGCCTTTGATGAAGCAGCAGCAACAGAGTCCGTTACAATAGTTACTAATCTATCTTTGGAAGTTTCCCTAACCTTTTCAATAATGGTTTCGGTAAAATCAAAGATTTGTTCTACTGAATCTGCTGATACATAAAGTAATTTAGAAATATCCACACCGATTGCTTCTAAAAATTCTCTACTTACTGCAGTTTCAGTATCAATTAGTACCGCGACACCTCCTAACTTTTGAGTTTCGGCTAGGAGGTGCGCGGATAATAGTGATTTACCTGATTGTTCTAAGCCAGTTACTTCAACTATTCTACCAACTGGCAATCCACCATAAGGGCGGTTAGAAATTGCAACATCCAACATTGCACATCCAGTAGATACCCAACCATCTACATTGGTAGGGGCTTCATCTTCATCCAAGAAGAATGCTACCTTCTGGTCTTTGGAATGTTTATTTAGTTCACCCGCTAGGATATCTGCTAAATCCAATTCTTGTTTTTTTGCCATAAATAAGTTTTAATTACGAGTTGAAAAGGTCATCAAATGCAGCCTCTACATCGGAGGTTGATTTGGAAACTTTTGGTGTTTCTACTACTCCACCCATATCATGAGATACAGATTTGTTAGTAGAAAGTGTTTCTTGTGTTACTGATTTTTCAGTTGTAGTTTGTGCTGCCTTAGTAGGGTCTAACCAACTTTCCAATACATTCTTCAACTCATCATAAGAAAGTTCTTGATACAATTCAGTAATAGCAGTTTGGTCATCAAGAAATGATGTTGCCTTGTCTGCATTTTCTGAAATCAGAGATTGATTAGGTTTAACTCGGAGTGTAGTTGTTGGATACGATGTTCCTGCATCTTCTGCAGATACATATTCTACGGTCAAATCTCTACCTTGTGTTGGGTCAGTAATATCACCATAATCAGGGTCTGCAATGTATCCAAGGATTTCTTGATATACGGTTTTACCAAATCCCCAAAAACGAACTCCTTCACCCTCTTCACCACGAACAATAACAGGTACGAAAGTTCTCAACTTTGGCTCCATAGCCTTGGCTGCTTTCCAATCTTCCTTATCACCCATTCTTTTTAGTTTCTCGGCAAATTCCACAATTGGGTCAGGTCTACCGAAAGACATAGGTGAAAGATAAGTTTTGTTATTAATATTGTAGTGAAAATAAAGTTCGATAAATGGATTGTCTTTGTTGAATTTATAAGGGACAATACGAACTTGATGTTTACCGGGAGTGGGTTTCCACAATGCATCGGTTTTCTTTTGTGTGTTTTGCAGTTTATTCAGTCTGCCTCTGATTGCATTAATGTCTAGTGCCATCTTGTTTAAATTTTTAGTGTTAATTAATTAATTTGTTTTATGGTTTTATTTACGAGTCTTTCCTACTCGCGGTGTGTAGATATAAATATACGATTTACCGATTTTCGTATAAGTTTTTTGGAATTACAAAGATACGAAAAATAGTTGGTATTACCTACTATTTCGCCCATTTTTTATTAGAAACGATTTGGGCAATGATTCCATATACTGATAAATCCATGTAGGTATCATTGATACTCTCACCCACTTTATCGGGCTGGCCTAATACTACCAATTGTTTCAATCTATTGATTTTATCGTTCATTCGGAACCACAATCCTGTTAAGGAAAGTTTAACATCATCATCGGTTTCTAATGGGGTTCCCACCGAAATATTACTCGGTCCGTAGTTTAATTGTTTTTTACAAAACAACTCATATTGAGTAAACATGATTGCCTTGAATTCATCCGTCATTTCAGGATACATTTCTTCAACTTGTTTGACTACTTCTGGTTCATCATAAGCAACCACTCGTAAATCATCTTCTTTTGGTAGAATATTCATTTGAATACTCTGTTTTTTTTCTTCTTTTATAACCTTTCTTTCCATAATTTATTTTTCCAATACCCATTTTAAGGTATCAATTTTAGTTTGTATTCTTAATATATTAATATCATGTAAGATATCTTGTTTCATTTCTTTTGCCAATGCAAGTTCTAAACAAGAAATCTCTACTAAAACATCCATTTCGGTTTTCATATCAAAATTTTTGAATTACCAACATTGCATCAGTCACATCTTCGGGTCTTAAATAACCTACCACATCACCCTTGGCCACTGGGTTATCGTAATGAATATCACCATCCTTAAATACGGCCAATTCATACAATCCCCTATTACCACCATAAGAATAAGGAGATTGTACTACACTCACTCCAAATCCATTATCAAAATCCATAGTAGCATGGATACCTCCATCCTTACTTGGAACCATTCTAAATTCTAAATCTTCAAATCTTTTCATTACCAAGATGCGTGATAGTAAAATTCACCAGGATAAAACGCCCTACCATTTTTATCAATAACTTGTTCGGATAACACACCTTCGAGTATTTCAATTGTATGGTTTATATCATGAAAATAATATTGGTCAATAGATGCATCACCGAAAAAGAATCCTTCTTGTGGTGGTAGGAGTTCTTCTGCCTTTTCTGGATTATCTTTCACTTCCTTACATAAGTTCAGTAAGTTCATCAAATCATCAATATCAACATAGTATGTACCACAATTATCATTACCATCTTGAACATTATCTACGAACCATTTGTGGATTGCATTTGCCTTTCGCCAATACCCAATTTGTTCCTCAACATAACTCACTCGGTTAGTTTGAATGTGGTCTACTGCATTTCCACCCCTCGTAACCACTACATTATATGTTTCTTCAGGAGATTGATGTTCCCATTGTTTAACATACGTCTTTTTTGATAAATACATATCTAGTCCCATAATTTTATTAATCTTTAGGTTTTACAATTACTTCTAAATTATTTTCACTAAAACGAAGTCCTACAACTTCGCCACCATTACCATTCTCATTGGTTTCTACCAACTCCAAAAACTTTTTAAGGTCTACTGCTCGGGTAAAAATACCACCTTGTGCGTATTCACCATCATAGGTGTCTTTCCAAAATATTACTTCATCAAACATAACTTTTATCTTTTAAGGTTTTACAAATATACGAATAAATTTTTACAATTCCAAATGGGTCATGACTTATAATTAAGTTCTAAAATGAGCACCGTATTGGGAATTTGATTTCAATCTATGTGCCCATCCGTTGGAGCGCTTACTATAATGGGGGATGATTCGTTGGGTTACGGTCATTTGGGAGGGTTGTCCGATTGAATCCCAATCCGATTCCCACTTGTTTTTGGAAAGTACCACTCCATCTTTCATTTTTACAAAAGTATCATCTACTTTTTCAATATCTTTGGGAGATACTTTACGAAAAATATTTTTACGATTTGGTTTATCTATTTCAATGAATAGTACACTACGAGAATTTGCCTTACAAACTTTAAGTTCCATAGAGGCAGTTTTACCATTTATCGAAACAACAACACTAACAAATTTTCCTACTAAATCTTGGATTTCCATATCGTTTAAGTTTTAAGTGATGGTTGATAACCTCATCAACCTTCAACATAAATGTACGAAAAAATATCGGAAAAAACAAATACTTTTGGAATTATTTTTCAGAAAATTCAATTACTTCAAATACACGAGTACTGATTTTCTTTACACCTTCGGTATTAGTCACAATAATACAATTCTTAAACATATCCCAATCAATAGTAAAGTTTTTATCTAGCTTACCACCGTTTAGTTCCTTTACTAATTCATTCAATGAATTTATAGTGTATAGGGTATTTGATTGTTTTTTCCTATGTACCAAAATCGTGTCACGAAGCGGATATGTAGGTTTATATTGAGTATCGATATTGTATGTAATAAATAGTTCCTCTAAATTTGATTTATTTTGAAGAACATAAATGTAATTATATACTAAATAATAAGTTTCTCTAATTCTTTGTAATGTATTTTGTAACTCATCCTTTGATGTAAAGGTACATAAAAGTTGTGTTTGCATGTAATCTCTCCTTAATTATATTTGTATATAAATATAATTTTTTAGCTGGAAAGAGTTATTACACTTATCTTATTCTATACCTAATGATTTTTTCAAATCTTTTAGTTTTTTTGTAGTGGCACCGTATGATTCGAGTAATTTTATTCTTTGCTTTATATCTTCTAGTTCTTCATCACTTAATTCACTTGGGTCTGGATTTTTTGGGTCTTCAAACAAACTTAAAATATCATCAGCTTCTCCATTGACAACCGTTCTTTTATCTTTATCATCCCAATCCGAAATATTGGTATTACCATTTTTAAGTGCAAGAGAACCAAATGTGGCTTGAGCAATTTCTAATGTAGGTGAATCGCCTATGCCTCGTGTTCTAACACCTAGTTTGTATAATGGAAGGTCACTTTCAGTACCATCTTCATTTTTAACAGTTACGGTTATAACAGGTACTCCACTTTTTTTATCAACTTTTAATTTTGATGTGATTTCAGATTGTATTTGTTTTCTTATTTGTTCTTTTTCTTCAGATGTTTTTGCTTCATTATATTGTTTCCACATTTCACCTATTCCAAATATACTAATAATGGCCTCACGAGTCATTTCAACTGCAGGTTTTTCTCCAAAAATAGTTTTAAAATCACCAAGTGGTTCTTTTGGAAATAAAGTATCTATTATATGTGTATCTTCAATAATTTTCTCTTTTAACTTTTCTTCTTTTTCAGGGTTTGATTTGATATCTTCAAACATATTAGATGTCATTTCGTTATCAAGACCTCTCAATTCTTTATAGATACCAAATTTAGAATCAACATCTTTTCTTTTAAAGATACCACTCATAAATTTCATCCTATCATTTGAAGTATCTGATGTATCTGTTATATAAGAAATAATATCATCAGAAGAGATGGTTTTCATAACTCCATCTCGTTCTTCATCGCTCATCTCTTTTGCTTTTGCAATAGAAATTCCTAATTTTTTTGCAACTAAAAATGATTTTCTATTCTTAACACTCTTTTTTCCAAAAGTTTTTTCAAATTCTACATCATCTGATAAAACACTTTCTGCAATGTTTTGAAAAAAAGATCTATTTCCATTAATAGTACCTACCGAGGTTGCGAACATCGAATCTCTTCGATTCATATAATGGTCAACTTGACAATTTTTAGAAAATGATATTCCAGTTTTTTCTTCAAATTCTTTCATTGCTTTAGCATATCCACCATTCACAATAAAAACTTTGAAACCTTTTTTAAGAGAAACTCCAATAGTTTTACCATCAGTTAATTGTAAAAACATATCAGCAGAAGTTCCGTGGTCCGTTGCACCTACCAATTTATTTCCTTCTGGAGTATCCCATGCAAAATGTTTAATGTTTTTAAATCCATATAAATCATTAAGATGATCAAACACGGAAAGACCAGATTTAACCCATTCTTCAGTTAAAACATATTTTGAATCTTTTGCAATTTCTATTAATTCATTCTCAATTTCAACTCTAGCCTCTTCATACGATTTACCAGACTTCATTAACTCTTGAATTTTTTGTCCTGCGTATACAGTAACAGATTCACCTGTTCTTGATTCAGGTGTTCCTAATCCTACACCTTTTTGTTGTTTTTTAGCATCTGCAGCTGTCATTAAGATTTGTTTCTTAACTTTTTGAGAATCTTCAGTTGCAAGTTTTACATTTTCTTCATTCGGTGTTAGACTAGATTCTTTTTCATTTTTTTCAGAATCAATTTTGGCTTGAGTTTCTTTTTCTTTCGCTATGGTTGCTTGATATTCAGGTGTACTTAATGATTGACCAGTTTCAGGTTTTTCAGGTTGTTCTCCTCCTCCAGCTTGTGCTGCCGTTTGAGCATTAGCTTGTGCAGCTGCATCTTCTCCCTCCTCACCCTGGTCTCCCTTCATTTGGTCATACTCATCTTGGGATATTGGTTGTAATTGTCCTGAAGCACTTTGTTTGTACTTCTGAGCAGATGGTTTTCCTTCATCTCCTTTACGAACATAAATACCCCTACCAATATGACTATATGGAGAATCGTCACCTTGTGTATCAGATTTTGGGGCTTCAGTTAAAAAACTCATTATACGATATTTCTCTTCAACTTTACCCCACTCGGTAAGGATTTCGGATATGATAGCTTGATGTTCCTTGTTTTTCAAATCAGGTACACCAACTCTATATGAAAGTTCGTGAATTAATTCGTCTATGAGTTTTAAGTATTCCATTTTAGTTTATTTTTTTGTGTAATTACAAATATACACATTTTTTATCAATTTACCAAATTATTACGCAATTTGGGTAATCGTTGCTATAATAGATGGGGTTGCTGGTCTATCTGGATTTGATGCAGAACCAGTTGCTAATAGTATGATATTTCCACCATGAGTATTCCATTTCAATTCCACATATTGTGATGCAGAAAGTGGTATCATGTAATTCCATGCGGCTACCGTTTTACCAATATTTCCTGCTTGTGCTTTATTGATTGCGACCGTTGTAGTTGAATTTGGAATATTTGAACCAGTAACTGCAATCCAAATGTCTACTACCTCATTTGTATTTGATGGATTATCTAATTGTGTAGAGAATTGTAAATTATATATTCCAGTATGTTGTGCAGTAATTCTACTTCCACTAACAATACTAAATCCAGTTGCAATATCAGTAGTGTTAAACTTCATTGAATATGCAGTGTTTACAGAACCAGATTGTGTAGTTGAATCACTAAATTGTCCGTAGTTGAATTGTTTATTTCCATCTACATAAAATCCATTAGTTATGTTTAATGATTCACTCACATATAAAGACCCACTAATACCTTGTGAACCACTAAATACATTTGAACCAGTTACTGCATAAGAACCACTATCCAAATCGGTTAAGATTCTATGGGTATTGATAAATCCACTACCACTAATTGTTAATGAACCACTAATAGTTTTATCTCCAGTCAACGTGTAGTTTCCAAGTTGAGTATAATCTCCAACTTGTGTCATTGAACCACTAATGTATCCAAATGAACCAGTTGCTGCAATAAATGATGCATCTCCAATCAATCTCATACCACCAGCAGATATCAATAAGTTTCCACCAGTATTTGATATAGATGTATTAGGGTCTCCTGGTATATCCGATGCTATATTGATTGAACCAGATGATACGAATATTTCTCTAAATGGTCTTTCTAATGTTCCTAATGTTGAACCACTTGGAAACTTTGGAACTA